TTTACTCCTACCGCTCCTGATACGTTTCAAGCGGCTGATGCTATTACAGCCACAATCGCACTGACGGCGTCAGTCACAGAGTTCCGCGAAATCACAGATAGCGGTACTGCGCCTTTAGTGTTTACGCCGTCTGTCGCCGAAATGCACGAAATCCCAGACAGCACCACAGCAGCAATCGGGCTGGTTCCAAGTACGAGTGATGTTGGTGCGTTTATTGAGGCTAGCACCGTTCCGATCGCTCTGACGCCAACCTCAAGCGAGGTGCTAGCCTCAATAGACTCACTCACTGCGAATTTGGCATTTACTGCATCGAGCACCGAGGTAAGTGCGTTCGTAGACGCTAGTACCGTTAACCTCGTGGTGGTTGCAACCATGGCAGAGGTACTAGCGTCTACCGACGCACAGACTTGTAATCTTGTTCTTACACCTTCGACGGTTGAGGGAGTAGGCAAAGGCGTAGTCATCATTGGAACCACTCAATTTGTTGCTGCTGGTTCAGTTACAAGCGGTGTTGTGCCTCTTCCTGCTGGCTGGCAACAGGGTGATGCCTTTTATATCTTCGCTGCGCTTTCCGCGGCTACCGGAACTCTTACCGTTCCTGGCGGGTATTCCACTGTCGTTGCCAGTTTCCATAGCAACTCCGGTACTACGCCTACGTCTGCATCTATGGCAGTTTTTCGAAAGGTTTTGACTGCATCAGAGAGTGATCCAACGGTACAATGTACTAGCGGTAGACTCGTTTGCATCGGGGTGCTTCTGCGTGGTGCTGATCTCACTACTCCCGAAGATGGGGCAACGAGTGATGATAATACTGGTGTCGCGTATCCAAGCTGCCGCGCCCCATCTGTAACTCCTGCAAGTGACGGCGATCTCATATTGTATGCCTATGGCGTGCGTAACGGTACCAACGCTGCTACAACTACCTTCGCGCCTCCTGTTGGGCAAACTGAGCTTAACGACAGATCAACTGCGGTAGCCGCTGTATCGAACGCGGCTCTTTCAGTAGGCTACGAAATCTTGCCTTCGGGAGCAACTGGTACACGTACAGCAACGGAATCGTCGTCGTCTGGAACGTCAACGAACCCAATGGGAGTTACGGTTGCTGTTCGCATCTCTTCGATCGTTGACTCCGGTACTGCCAATTTGGCATTTACGCCGTCTAGCGTGGAAACTGCCCAACTTCGGGATGACGGTGCTGTGGGACTCGTGTTCCTTGAAGCGAGTGCTGAGATAGGTGCGTTTGTAGACGCTAATGCCGTAAACATAGGTCTGGTCCCCTCTCCAGCAGAGGTGTTAGCGTCTACTGACGCACAAACTTCAGCTATCAAGTTCACACCTAGCGTTAGTGAGGTAGGGGCGTTCGTAGAGGCTAGCACGGTCGCAGTCACTTTCCTTCCGGGGACAAGTGATGTGCTAGCCTCTACCGATGCTCAGACTTCTAATGTCGTATTGACACCTAGCGGTACTGAAACTTACACGCCTGGTGCTGCTTTCTTAGATAGTGCCACTGTGCCACTGACAACTACAGCAAGCAGTACTCAAATATTTGCTCCCACGGATACTGCGACAGCACCGTTAGCGCTGGTTCCTAGCGTAACGGAACTTGTGCAGCTTACGGATGCTTCCGTGGGAGCTTTGTCATTTACACCTAGTTATATCGAGGTTGGCGGGTTTACGGACGCTAGTGCCACTGCGGTTCAGTTAACCGTCGCGGGGACAGAGGTGCTAGCGTCCGTTGACTCGCTAACGTCGATTGTGGCGTTTACGCCCTCAGCCACCGAAGTTAAGCTCGGTACGGGGATTGACGCTGCCACTGCCCCTGTGGTGCTTTTGGCAAGTAGTACCGACGTAAGAGAGTCTGCGGAGGCTGCTGTTGTTAGTCTCGGACTGACAGGTTCCGGAATTGACGCGGCAGCCTCCGTAGACTCCCAGACCTCGGTAATACGTAGCATTCCTTCCTCCGCTGAGGTTTGGGAGTCTGTTGATGCTAGAACGGCATCGGTGCTGTTTAGCGTTAGTGGGCTAGAGGGTAAGGTATCTACAGAGGCTAGTACCTCCTTTATATCGCTTTCACCGCAGGGAAGCGCAGAGGTACTAGCCTCCGTAGATTCCTTAACGGTGAGGCTCATTGTCGCGCCGAGCGTCGTAGAAATCGAGAAATACGTAGATCAAGCTATTGCGTTCTTGCTTTTCGGTGTCAGTGGCGCGGAGGTTATCCTGGCGAAACATGTTAAGGCGATCTTCCGTGGTCGTGGGAACGGCGCTCGTTTTAAGACAGGTTCGTCGGGTAGATACCACGCTTCGCCTGTGGGGTCTTTGAAAGTAAAAGCCGCATCTGGGAGGTTCTATGCTCACAATCAATAAAGGATCTATCGAGAACATCCTCGTTTCGTTGGACGACGTGCTTGACAACGTGACGGACATTACTCCGTTTAATCCTCAGTACGGGTTTGCGGCGGAGTTTTCTGCCGTAACCGCTAATCAGAATTGCGTAGTAGGCCCGACGCCTATGAGCGTCTTCTGCCTTGTCAATACTACGGCGATGAACCCCGGTAGATATCATTTGTATGTCGAACTTGACAATCCGCCAGAGTATCCTCGTATTGGGCCTGTGAGGTTTAAGGTCGAGTGAGGCGTAAACCGCAGATTAGCCGTGAGGCATTGTTCGAGAAACTCGAATATAGCCCCCATAGCGACGTTCAATGGAATATGCACCGTAACGATGCTCGCTTCCGTATCGGCTGCTGTGGTCGTAGATGGGGTAAGAGTCAGTGGGCGGGCCATGAGATAACTGTGGCGATGTTTGTCCCGGAGACGGTTAACTGGATTGTCGGGCCTACCTATAAGCTTGGGGAAAAAGAGTTTAGAGTTGTCTTCAGCGATTTCAAGAAACTCGGGTTGCTAGACAAATGCGGTAAGCATTATAACGTCAATCAAGGTGATATGTCGCTTCACTTCAAACCTCTCGATAGTAAGCTTGAGGTGGTCAGCGCAGAAAAACAGGATAGCCTCGTCGGTGAGGGATTGTGGCATGTATGCATGAGCGAAGCTGCGAAGCATAAGCTATCTACGTGGCAGATGTATATTGAGCCGGCGTTGTCGGATAATCTCGGTAGTGCGGATTTCCCCTCAACCCCACAGGGCTTCAATTGGTTCAAGGGACTGTACGACGTGGGACAACTAGGACAAGAAGATTACGCATCTTGGCATCGTCCTACTTGGACTAATCTCGCAAAATATCCGGGTGGCTATGACGATCCCGAGATGGTTAGAATTCGTAACACAGTTAGTGAGATGTACTGGCGTCAGGAGTATGCTGCCGAATTTACGTCTTTCGAAGGATTGATCTATGATGAATTCGATGAAAAACATATTCAACATGTCCCCTACAACCCACAGTGGAAAAACTGGTGGGCACTCGACTTCGGATTCACTGATCCTTTTGTATGCCTCGATATTATGGTCGATTCCATGGACAGGGTATATGTCTGGCGGGAATATCAGGTTAGTGGAAAAAGCACTACAGACCACGGACTCGTTCTAAAGAACAGAGAGTCGCCTAACGGGTTTCACGTTGATGGGATCGCTGCCGATCCTAGAGGCGCTGACGAGATTGCCACGCTTACTTGGGTTATCGGGTATATCTGCCATGACGTTGTTGGTTGGACTAGTGGGATTGAAGCAGTCAAACGTGCTCTCAAGGTTAGAGACGATGGGAAGCCTGGGCTCATAATCGACCCGTCGTGTGTAAACCTGATAAGGCAGATGAGAACTCTACGAAAGAAGGCTAGTCCCGAGGGTCACAACGAAAGACCGGGACAACACGATTACGACGATCACGGCCCGGACGCCCTGCGTTACTTCTTTAGCGAGTATTTCGTGCTTGGGGGAGGGAGTAGTCTAAGTGACGTGTATAATGGGCAGCCACTCGGGAGAGAAGAAGCAGCAGGGTTCTTTACCGCAACAACTGGCATAACCCTGAATGACAGAGTACCGTACTGATGCCTCGTATCCCGAGACTCCGTCGTAAAGACTCCACGCCTGTTAAGCAGATCACGGGCACTACCTACAAGGCTAGTGGTGCCGTGCCTGTGGCGGCTAACTACAACGAGCTTGGTAGCGCGATTGCTCCCGTTATTCGTGACCCTGTACCTTCTTTGGGCACGCGCTTTCAAGCATCTCTTGTATATAAGAAGATGCTGCGGTCTGACGTGTCCGTTAAAATCTCTTTGCGCGCTGGCAAGGCTCCGGTGCTTGGAGCGGATTACTTCATTGTCCCGTTTGATGAAGACCCGATTAATCTGACCATTGCCGAGTTTGTCGAGTTTAATCTTTTCCAGGGCATGAGCACTCCGTGGCTCCGTACTATTAATCAGGCGCTCAAGATGTACGAATACGGTTCATCGGTTCTTGAACTTGTATGGGAAGAGCGTGAATGGGCACCCAAGGTTACTGCTCCCGGTGCTAACCGTAGACAATATACGATGCTCAAGAAACTCGCTGTCCGACCGCCAAACACTATCATCAGATTTAATTATGATAGCAATGGCGGACCAGTCTCCATTACACAGAATGCGGTTGATGAAAAAGGTCAGGCTAAGGAAATAGATATTCCGATTTCTAAACTCGTTATCTTTCCCTTCGATGAAGAGGGAGGGAATCTTGAGGGTGAGTCCATACTTAGAAGTGCCTACGAAAACTGGTATTACAAGTATTACCTATATAAGATCGACGCAATTCAAAAAGAACGTCACGGGATTGGAGTTCCTGATATCGCACTTCAACCCGGTTACTCGCAAACTGACCTCGCGTGGGCGCACGAGCTTGGCGCTAACCTACGAACCAATGAGCGAGCGCACATCGTAAGAACTACGATGATGGAAGTTGGTTTCGCTGAACTTAAGACTAATCTGGTTAACGTGTTGGAGTCAATCGAACATCACGATAACCAGATTATGAAGAACATCATGGTACAGTTCTTGAACATGGGAACCGTGGCTGCTGGTGGAGGCCGCGCCACTGGCGCCACGGCTATGGATATGTTCTTGAAGTCGATGAAGTTTATCGCTCAGGGCATTATCTGCGACTCGATAAATCTGTATTTGATTCCACAGCTTGTCGCGTATAACTTCAAGACGGATAAATTCCCGTCGTTGCAGGTGAAGAATGTTGGGCAGGCTAAGGATCTACAGATGTGGGCCGCAGCCATGGCCAATCTTGTCGATAAGAACCTTATCACCATGGACGACGAGACGGAACAATGGGTGCGTACTAATGTTGATGCACCTAAGAAGCTTGGCCCGCGTCCTACCGCACAGCCAGGAGCGCCATCGCCCAGCACAAACGGTAAGCCGCCTATTGATAACCTTAGCGGGGGACAAAGCACTAACGGAGGCGGTACAGGCGTGACTACGGGTAATGTCGGTAAGTCCGAGAGCAGTGGAGCAGTATGAGATGTCGTATATCGGTAATCCTGCTTCCGCTACGATCGCAGAGGTTGACGCGATCGTCTATCTTCACTGGAAAAAGCTACGTGACGATCCTAAAGCCGATCCCGACGCTTGCCGAAAGAAGATTGATTATTGGCTCGACCGTCGTTTGGAGTTGATGGATGCCATACAAGATCGTAAGAGACGAAAAGAAATGCTCACCGTCTAAGCCTTATGCTGTCGTCAACTCGACAACTGGGGGTTTGCGTGGCTGTCATCCTACGAGAGAAAATGCCATCCAACAGCTACGTGCTCTATATAGGAACGTCCCAGACGCAAGGAGCCAAAGCGAAATGCCTACCGACGAGCAACTTTTCAGTTTTCTAGTCCCATTACAGTTCGCTGAGTCTACCAAGTGGGTTGACGGCAATAAGCTCTGGCTACAGATTTATCCCTACGATACGTGGGATCACCCTGTCTATGGAGAAACGACCATTGACAAAACTAGAGCAAATTCGCTCAAATATCATTTTGATTCAGGAGTACGAGGACATGATGTTGTCGTTGATTACGAACACGGACTTGATCCGGCTAAGGGTCGCAAAGCCGCTGGTTGGTATAGACAGCTTGACGTGCGGGACGATGGCCTGTGGGGGTTGGTTGAATTCTCTGACACCGCTAAAGCCGAGATAGACGCGGGTGAGTGGAAGTATTTTAGTGGTGAGCATTACGATACTTGGACTCATCCTCAATCAAATACAACGTATGACTTTGTCTTGTCAGGCGGCGGATTGACGAACAAGCCGTGGGTAAAGGGCATGTTGCCACTAAACTTTTCGGAGGTGATGCAATTCGCTACGAAGACTCCGAAGAAGCCGTATGGAGACGTAACGTACGCTGATCCTGGTTATCAAGCGGATGGTAAGAAACGCTATCCGCTTGATACCGAGACGCATATCCGTGCGGCGTGGTCTTACATTAACATGCCGAAGAACGCAGCGAAGTACAGTTCCGATCAGGTAGCCAAAATCAAAGGCCGTATTAGAGCAGCAATGAAGCGTATCGGCGCTGCTTTGGCTAGTTCAGAGTTGACAGTAGAAGATAAGGCTATCGAGGAGGAGCTAAACGCCAATCTAATGTCGGATGAGGAAGCCACAGCGATCGTAAACGAAAGCAAAGAGTGGGAGCATAGCGATCCTGGTACTGGAGAACCTCCGGTACCTAGGCTAGATGAGGAAAGTGGTATTGACGAACCCGATAGGACTGGTGGTTGGCGTAGGGCTACTCCACCAGATCAAGATGCCCCGCCAGGCCCACAAAATCCAAGTTCGAGGGGAGGGAATACGTTGCCTGATGATCTGTTTAGCGACAAGGATGTTCATGAGCTTAGGAGAGTTCTTGACCTTCCTGTCGATGCGCGCGGCGATAAGATCGTCGAGACTATCAAGGTCAAGTTCGGTGAACTGCACTCGCTACGCGAGGCTGTTAGCGCCGCTGACCAGGAAAAGGTTTTTGCAGAACAGTATCCCCAGTATTGGGGTGAGCATCGCAAGTTGATGGAGCGTGATCGCGAGCATACCGCAAAAGCGTTCAGCGAGTCGGTTAGCAAGGTTCGTGATCAGCAGGGCTACGGTTTGGTTGAGACTAAGCGTGGTCTTAGTACCATGGCAATCGAAAAGGTTACCGAGACTCACAAGAAGTTCTCAGAGGGTACTGTAACTCTCGAGGATTTCGAAGAGTGCGTCAAGTCTATCGTCAATGGTGGAATTGTTCAGTTCGGCGAAATTGGCAATTCTACCGACGATAACCTTCCCGACATTGATACCAGCAGTGCTCCTGGTATCGCTGGTGCTCGTAAACTCTTTGCAGAAGTTGTTAGCAAGGTGCAGCGCGAGCATCCTGATTGGGATTACATGCAGTGTGTCGAGGAAGCCGGTAGCAAGCATCCTGATCTTGCAGGCGCATACCGGGTAACCCTTCCCGCCTAAAGGTGGTGATATAAATGGCTTACGGTAACTTCGTTCTTGACAAGGGTTACAATGCCGCCGGTGCGCTCACCAAGTTTCGTGCGGTGAAGTTTTCCGGCACGGAGCTTGTAACTGCTGTCACTGCAATTACAGACCAGATTGCAGGGTTCGCGCAGTTTAGTGTGTCCGCTGCTGAGATTCTCAAGGGCAAAGGTGCTGTTGTTCGCACCGAAGGTATTACGGAGGCAGAAGCAACCGGCGCTGTCCCTGTTGGCTCGTCTGTGAGCATTGCTGCTGATGGTAGAGTTAAAGTGGCTGCTACGGGTGAGCGTGTTGTGGGACAGTGCGTCGGCCATGCTTCCGTTAATGCTGGCGATCGCATTGCTCTCGAAATTAGCAAGTCCGGGCACCTGAGTCCATAGAAAGGTGGTGAGATACTAAATGTACGATCCTGGTACCCTTTACAGTGACCCGATTCTCACCAACTTTTCTGTTGGCTACAGAGATCAGGCGCTCTACGGTACGCGCATTATGCCAATTACTCCTGTCAACACACAGTCAGGACGTTACCGTGTGTTTGATAGGTCGAACTGGTTGATCTTCGAGTCTAGGCGTGAGCCTGGTACGGTTGCTAACGAAATCCTCGGAGGGAAATGGAGCGAAGATACGTTCCAGACGCGCGAACGTTCGCTCCAGGTTCCTATCTTCGATGAGGAGCGTCAGGAGCTTACCTCTCAGGGTGGGTTTGCTAATCCTACGTTCGGCGGAGCTATGCAACTTAACCCTGAGGTTGACGCTACAGCTCTTGCTACTCGTAGCATTCTGCTTGGTCACGAGCTTGCGGTTTCTACGCTTATTCGTGATACCTCGCAGTACGCAGCATCGAATAAGGTCACGCTGTCAGGTGCTTCTCAGTGGAATGATTACACTGGTGGTACTGCCTCCACGAGTAACCCTGTGAATGACATCATGGTCGGTATGCGTGCTATCTATGCTGGAACTGGACGGTATCCTAACACGCTTGTCGTTCCTGCACTCGGTCTGAGTTACATCGAAAACCATCCTCGCATTGTGACTCGGTTCCAGAACTTTACACTCAGTGCCGATAACGCATTCCAGACCCTTACCGGGTTCGAGGGACGAATCCTCACTGTGGACTCGTTGTATAACTCGGCCAACAATATCGACGCTGCCGTCACTGTCTCGTCGTTCTGGGGCAAAGACGCTTGGCTCGGTATCGTCGATGAAACGCCTGCGCTCAATCAGTTCACGTTCGGTAAGACGTTCTCACAGACGTATCCTGATGGGTCTACTCGGCCTACGGATCGTTGGCGTGAAGAGCCGCGTAAGGCTGATATCGTTCGTGTGTCGATGAAGTACGATCTAAAGATCGTGTCGGCTCTCGCAGGTTATCTTATCACGACGGCGTTCGGCGCTACGGCGTTCTAAGGAGAGAAATGGCTACTTATTACGCTTGGAGTAACTTTCCCGTAGAGCATAACGATTTCGGTCAGCCTACGAAGACTATCAAAGCTGGTGAAAAAATCTCGCAGTCTGATCTTAAGATTAGCGATGAGGATTGGGAAAACCTTATCGAGCTAGGAGCCGTTAGGGAAGAAGAGTACCCTAAGGATTTGGGTACTATGGAATCTCCCGCTGAATACTTGGCTGCTCATCCCCCGGAAGCCGAGGAAACACCACCAGCAGCACCAGCACCAACAACAGCACAACCAGCACAGCCATCTAGGCCGTCTGCATGAACGAAATCCTCGCTAGTTTAGTTGACATCAATACGTTTCTCCCTGACGACAAAGCTCTGATGGGAGATGCGGACGATGACGCCTTCCAGATTGATACTGCACGTATCATCAAGGGCAACCTAGCGGGGGTATTCCAGCCTACCACGCTGGCGGCGTGGAGTAACCCGGCCAATACCCCGGACTTAATCCGGGGTATTGCCGGTCGCATGATTGCGGCTCGTTGGTACGCTAAGCTCTACAGCGAGGATGACACCACCTTGTCGGAATATGCCCAGAGCCTCTACGTGGAGGCTGTGGGGATGCTCAATGACATTCGTGGCGGTAGTCTCGTTGTGCTTGGGCCGGACGATAATCCTGTCGAGACTAACCTGCTTGTCTTATCTGACGCGGTCTTCTGGCCTAATGACAGTACTCCAGGCCCGTACTTTACGATGACTACGGAGTTCGGATGAGCGAAGTCATTTACTTCGAATGGGATATGGCTTCGGTTGAGGAAACCGAGCAAGCTTTGGCTGAGGTAGCTGCGTACATCGAAAATGTTGAGTTGCCTCTTCTTAGTGCTCGTCAATTTGCTATAGATGATATGCGAGAGCACTTTGATACGGAAACCGACCCTTACGGTGCTCCGTGGGCACCGCTTAGCGAGAAATATGCAAAAGCCAAATCTGCGGCTGGTTACGAGGAAGGTATCCTCGTCCGTGAAGGTAATCTTAGGGAAGCTGCTACAAGCGAAGATGCGTGGACTATTGTTGGCAACGATCTCGTGTTTGATGCCAATGCGTTACCTACAAAGGATGGCGTGAACTACGGACTTGTTCATCAAGGCGGTAGTGGTCGTATTCCGCAACGAGAGTTTATCGGTCTTAGCAATAAAGCCGAGATTAAAATCACCGCTTTATTCGAACGATGGTACGATAATGCTGCTCTTCTTTACATTCGACCTAGTGGTGTTGTCCAGACAAGAGTTCCTACTGGTCGCGGTGCGGAAACTCGATTCGGGCCTAAGTTCATGGCGGAGTTTTAATGAGCGTTATCGCCCAAGAACTGTTTACCAGGCCAGAGCAAGTTACTGAGTATTTCCTCGAAGACCTACGTAGCAATGCGGAGCTACTCGGCCTGGAATTCGTGGGTTCCTACGGTGAGAGGCTTATCACCGGCTACCCCGCTGTGGTGGTTTCTGCTGGGCCAGCCGACAAGACATTACATGGCACTCATACCTACCTTGTTACTCTTAGATGCTTCATCTACGTTTACCACGCGGCAATGGTATTGACGCACGCTAGCCGAAGTCTGGAGGATTTGAAGCTTGCAACCACTGTCGTTGATTTTCTTGAAAGGGATCTTACCCTCGGTGGAGGGATCATCCAGGGTTGGGTTGCATCTGAACTTCCTGGGGCTAGCCAGATTAACTCCAGAAAGTCGGACATTGTTGTAAGTACCAGACTTGGTTGGGAAGGTTTTACGGAGAGGAGGTTCTAGTGGGAGTAACGGTAGCAGTTAGCCATCCAGAGTTTCCTGATGGCGTAGAATTCGGGATCAATCACCTTGGTGTAGTCCCTAATAATGGCACTCTCGTTGTACCCGAAGAGAATGAGACAGCGTTTGTTAACGCTATGGATTCAAGCGTTGCTGACGCTTTCTCAGGTAGCGGGTTTGTCACAGTAACTGGCACTAGCGATGTTCCTGTTCCATCGCCGCCACCAGGACAAGCTAAACCGTTTTCGGTTGAACAACAAGAAGCACCGGAAGAGGTGAGTTAGTATGCCTGCTGGCCTTGGCGGTGGCGGTGCGGTATTCGTCGGTCTTGAGCCTGTTATGGGTACGCTCGTTGACCCTGGTGCAGCAGGTGTCGGGGTATGGGTACCGATCATCAGCGAAACGTTGACTTACACTGAAACGAAGTATTACTCGCCTCAGATTCGTCAACAGACGATTGTGTCTGACGTGCAACAGAGCTATTACCACGTCGCTGGCAATATCGTCATGGAAGTTGACGTGAATTACATGCCGTACTTCTTGTATGCTTCACGGCATTTGATTACGAAGACTGGCGCGTCTGCTCCATACACTTACACGTTCGCTCCGGGTAGTCAGGGTAGTGCTAGTGGTGCGGCAAGCGGTCCTAATCCTCGTACCATGAGTATCTGTGTTGTGCGTAACGGAATCGGTTTCGGCTATGCCGGTTGCGTTGTCACTAACTGGGAATTCACAGTTGATAACGGTGTGCTTCGTGCGACCCTGGGAATTCTCGGTACTAGCGATGTTGATATGGCTGGTCTTGGCACTCCAACGTGGCTACAGCCGTCGCTGTTCGGTGCTAACGCACACAGCATCTATCTCGACAACAGCGGTACTGCCCCTACTTTCGCTTCGGCGGCTACCGTGAATTACAACGGGTTCACCTTCCACAGCGATTTTAACGGGACGGCCCAGAACCGTATCATGCCGCAACGAGCTGCGAGCTATATCTCCTACGGCGAGACTAACTGTACTTACGACACTGAGTTGGACTTCGTCGATAAAACCGATTATACCAACATGAAGAACAACGTCACGAAGGCTCTCAAGTTCGAGAGCATCAAAGGCGGCGCAAACTGGGCAACAGCTACCGAGGGATTTAGAATCATTATCCGGCGAACCTCGTTTGAAACCTATGTGGTTGAACTCGCTGGTATGGCCGATCTCATCATGGCAAGAGTTACAGCTCGTAACATCGGTCTTGTCGGAGCGGATGCGTATACTATCGAGTGTAAAAGTCCTGTCAGCATTACTTAGGAGGTAATATGATTGAAGAACCTGATGCGCCTGTAGAGGACGAACCTGTAGAAAACGAAGAGCCTGAAGAAGACGAAGAGCCTAGCGAGGAAGAAGAGTCCGAAGCACCATAACACCGTGGTCGGGGGAGTTGTGTAATTTATGGTACGCCTGCCGTAGTTGCCTCCTCTCCCGGCCGCCTAAGATGACACACTATAATGGTGTTGAGAGAAGAACACACAGCCCACACGGACGCAGGAGATACGATCTACCTCCGTGGGCCGTTATTACCCTTTCTTTCATCGCCGCTGTTCAGCCTATTGTAATAGCCGTTGTTTCAATTTGGAGTCATTAAGGAGAGAGAACATGCCTGATGTAACAGTTGATCCGGGGCAGTTTGAACGGTACGATCTTAAGTCCGCACCGCCTGATGGGTATGTCATGTTGCGCCCACTGCCTTACGGCATGAAACTGACTAGGCGCGATAAAGCCAGCAAGATGAAGATGCAGACTGAGCAGGGTCGTGGCCGTAGAGCTACTAGCGAGATTGAGCTGGAAACACTCAACGAGTGGGCTGTGGCGCATGATTTTGCATTCTGCGTAGGAGAGCATAACCTCACTGACAAGAACGGTACTCTGCTTAACTTCGCCAATCCGATGACTCTTAAGACTCTGAATCCAAAAGTTGGATCGGAGATCGAAAAGTACATCGACGATCTTAACGAGGATGAGGATGATGAAACGCTTGAGGATTTTCACAAGCTGCAAGATGGATCATCCTCGGAAGAACCGATCTTGTCCAATACGGCTTCCCAAGAAATGAATTAGACGGGTCCGGCAACGTAATCGGAGAACGATACGTTAGCCAGGCTACCGTTGAGGAAGCAGCAGAATGGGTAGAAATAGCTATTGTGTGCGATCGTCTTCGTGTATTGCCAGAGGCCGGTGGTATGCTCGATCAACGTCCGAAGTACATAAGAAAGCTTATGAAGATTCTAGAGCTTTTGGACGAAAAGAAAGCTCGTGAGCTAGACAGGCAGAATTGGGATAATGGCAATCGGTCAACGAGAACTGTGGCTAACCCTCAGAGTACGTAACGAGGCTACTCGCGAACTGCGCGCTATGTCTCGCAGTATCCAGGGCATAGATTTTACTGGTGCGCAGCGTCGTGTAGATATCAGTGCTGAACGTTCTCGCGTATTGCAACAGGCTCGTATGGCTGAGCTTAGACAAAAAGATTATCTCGCTCAAGTAAAATCGTATGAAATTGGTCTTAAAGCACTTCAGCTTGAGAAACAACGTGCTGATTTAGAGATCGCAAGAATTAGATCTACGGAAACGAGATTAAAACTCGAATCTAGAGAAGCAGACCTCCAGGCCAGAATGATTATGGCCCAAAGACAGTTGGCTCGGGCTATGGCAGCGCGAGGAGCGGCTGTTGGAACGGCTGAATACGCAACACTCGCGGAAAATGCTAGATATGCTCAACTCAGGGTTAATGCGTTAACTAAAGCTCAAGAAGCTAACGCCGAAGCTATGAATGTACAGGCGGCGGCAGCTGATAGACTTACCATCGTGCAAAGAGGATTAACTGCGACTGAAGCTGAAAATGCACGTCAGATTGAAAGAAACACCGCGCTTGCTAAAGAGCAATCTGTTACTGTGGGACGCCTCCGTAGACAAAGTTCACAACTATTACAATCGTTAAAGAACGTACCGACTAAGGATTGGGAAGCTCTCGCTGGTTCTGTAGCACATGTAGGTCGTACTCTAGCTCTCGTTGGTGGTGTATCTACTGTCGTTCTTGGTGCTATGGCTAAGAACGCTGCAGAAGTAAGCAAGCAGATGACGTTGGCTGCTACGCAAGCTAGACGACCCGGTCAGGGGCCGCAAGCAACTAGAGCTATTTCAGGACAGCTGTTTGACAATGTCTTAAAACAGATGCAACGATTTCCTGCCTCTGCGCAGGATATGGGCAAATCGCTTTATGAAATTTTTTCTGGTACGAACGTTCAGAATATTGGTAAAGCGACAAACATGCTTCAAACTTTCAACATGATGGCTGTCGCCGGCGGTTCTGATCTAAAGACTATGACTGATGCTGGGATTTCGATGTATAACAACTTCCCAGGTCAATTCAAGAATATGACTCAGGCTGCAAACCAGTTTTTCGCTGTGGTGCGTTACGGTCGCATGAACGCCGATCAGTTTGCAAAGTCATTGTCCTATATCCTGCCGATTGCTAAAACGGCGGGTATGTCCTTCATGGATGTTGGCAGTGCGATGGCTTTCCTAACTCGACAAACCGGCGCTATCCGTACCACCCAGGATGCAATGGGACTTGCCCGTCTTATTCAGTTGATGGGGCGCAAAGATATGGTAGATGGGATGCAAAAGCTTGGCGTCTCGGTATTTGATGCCAGTGGTAAAATGCGTCCCATGATTGATATCATTACCGATTTGCGCAGCAAAACAAATATGACGAACAAAGAAGTGCTCAATTTCTTTAAGACCACCACAGCACTGGGATCAGGCAAAGCCGGAACACAGGGAACTATCCAGGCATTGAGAGTATTCTCTCAGATTTACGAGCACGTCAAAGCGGCAAACGATGTAGCGAAGAAGACTCGCGGCGATGTTAATGAAATGATCAAATCGTTTCAAGCCATGAGTAGAGATCCCGGTGTGCGTTGGACGGTGTTCACTAATCAACTTCATGTATTATCTCTTACCATCGGCCGTGATCTCATTCCGACATTTGCTAGAATTGGTTCAATTATCGCTAGACTCGTTCAATGGTTCAATGGTCTTTCACCTCACGTAAAAAAGTTGATATCAGAGTGGTTGGCTTGGGGAGCAGTAGGGACATTTGTAGTCGGTGCTCTTGCAGCTATTGGTGGCGGTATCGTAATATTCATCTTCAGAGTTGGACAAGCACTTAAATGGATCAAAGACCTTAAGCTCGGAATCAGGTTAGTGGGCGAGGAAGCTGGACTCGTAAACCCAGTACTTGCTGCTGGTATGGGATTGCTAGTTCTTATCCCTTTGATGGTTAAGTTTCATAAACAAATAGGCGAGGTCATTGACAAGTTCGGTGGATTGAAAAATATAACTGAACTCATCATAGGCTTGTTAGCAATAAAAATGGTTAAAGCTTGGGGAGGAGTCGCATCAGCTGCTGTTAGATCAGTTGCTACCCAAATAACAGCCGAAACAGCTTTACAAGCTAGCACTGTAGCAACGACTGGCAAACTTAATTTGTTGCGCAACGCTCTTTTAATGTTAGGTAGAAGAGCATGGCCTGTAGTGGTGGTAGAAACTGTAATCCATGCTCGTTCGCTAGAGGCATGGATGAGAAAGAATGCGCCGGGATTCAGACTGTTTGATGATTTTATGAAGGGTAAAATTGGTCCGGGGGCAGGCCCAGGTGGGCCACGACAACCTGAGGGAGCTAGGGGGCTTACTCCAGCACAAATAACAAGAGGACAACAAATCATAGCCAGACTTCCTGCTGGTCAACGTGGTATGACACCAGGACAAATAACTGCTGCGTGGCACGCACAACAGGCGGGTGCAAGAAGAGCAGCAGCAGCTAATCATGCGGCTTCAGTCTCCCTTGAACATTTCATGCGAATATTTATGAGGCTTAGACAGCTACAGGCTCAATTTGCGGTAGCACCAACAATGGCGCTGGCTAAGCAAATCACTTCTCTTGAAGATAAAATGAAGAAAGCTTCACCAGCGCAGCAAGCCTATTTCACGCAATTGGGACAAAATCTCGGAGCCGTGAAACTTATTTCTGATCGTACGGTGTTGGCTATGGCTCGTAATGTTGACAGACTGCGTAAAGCATTTGAGCGTGCTCCATCGATTGCTACATATCGAGCGTGGTATCAGGCTAACAAACAGTTCACAACGCTTGCTACGCAAGATCAACAACAATTCGCTCAGGACACGATTGCGGCTAACCAAGCCGCGACAGATAAAATCAAGCAAAATTTCCAAACCACTCTTCAATTCATACGCGGTATGTACAACCAGTTCTTATCCGAAATGCAAACAGCTTTCGGACAACTAGGACAAGGCCCGTTTATGACGGGTCTAGAGAACCGTGTGCAACAAATCCGGGATCAGGGCTCTAAGCAAGCTCAGGCACTAAGAGATCAAGCACAGAAAATCCAAGACGGTGCGAAAGATGCGGAAAAGAGCATTACCGCCACGGAAGGCAACTTGATTGATTGGGGCCTTAAGCTTGATACTAGCTTGTTAAACAAAAAAGCAACTGATGCTGCCGTTAAAGCACTTAACGATAGAGCCGACAGACTTGAAAAAATTGCCAATGCCCGTGCTGATAAGCTAGCAAAACGTCTTGCCGCGCACAAGCTCACTCCGAGGGAATTGAGCGCAGACCTCCGATCACAGGTTCATGCATTTGAAACGTGGCAAAGGCACCTAAGGCAGTTGCAGAGACGTGGTGCTCCGCGTGAGCTAATCAATCAGTTGCGGCAACTTGGGCCTGGCTATGATAACATGCTCAAGGGTCTTCTAGGTATGAACAGGAGACAGTTCGCTAACTACGTTAGGCTGTTTACCCGAGGACAACGTGAAATCCAGAAAGCGGCTCTTGAGCAGACGCGCGAGCAACTCAAGGCTTACCGTAAATACGGTCGTAACATCGCTAATGCCATTGCAGCAGGTATCCAAGATGAAGCTCCTTCTGTCACAAGAGCACTAACAAGGCTTACTAGACAAACCCTCGGTACTCGTGCAGGTACTCGAAGAGCTGAAAGACTCACACGTCAGAACACGATACATATACAACATAATACTGGCGCATTGCGAAACAATACGAATCACATTCGACGACACACTACAAGAGTGCAGCAAAACTCGAGAACCCTTCAATCTCATGGTAGGACGGTACAACGAAACTCAACACGTCTTCAACAAAGTTCAACATACGTCCGCAGAAACAACACAGAATTGAACAATAACACGAAAGCATTGCACGCGAATACCGCAGCAATAACACGGCATCCACGTCCGCACACTGTTCATCACGTTGATCCGCGTAGACACCAAAACCCACCACAACACGTTGAACACAATAACTATCATTATCATGCGGACAGGTCGCATCATATGAGCTACGAAGCTTGGCTCCGTAAGCAACACTTCATACATCGTAATCAGCGCAGGTGTTAACGGAGTTAAACCATGATCGACGATATGTATTTCGTGAATATGGCAGGCACTCAGATGCATTGGAACGAAAACCCCACAGGGAGCGGCTACTTCGCTGTGGAGGAAATCCATTTTAACCCGGAAATTCGCACTACCGATCGTAACCGTATGCAAGGTCAGGGTCAGTGGCCTACGACGACTTACTTCGGTAAAATGACTATCGACATTCAGGGGCACATCCTAGCGGACAGTCCAGCTAACCACAACAACTACAAGTTTCGGTTGCTGGAGCTACTGATGCCTTTGCGCGTTGGTCTGGTATTTGATCGTAAAGTCGGTACGTTCTATTGCAAGTTTACAGGCCAAAGCGAATACTGGTACACTGACTGTGGCTTGGATGCTCCACTGGATATCCCCTCTGTGGCGCTCTATCCCTCCGTAAGTGCTTGTCACATTCAGCTCAAATCGTTCCTGCCGTTTATGTACGGTGCTCAGTCAGGCGCGAAACATTGGGTAGCATGACCTTCGGTGATTACTGATGCCAGTACGTAGATGGGCTATATGGTTTATGAAGCACGACGGCCGTATCATGGCCCAAGTGTCTCCTGAGAATCTAAACGTTACCTGGAATAAGGGTGAGAATGGTCCTCACGAGGTTACGTTCGAAGTGCCCGATGCGTACCCAGGTTTCGACGTAGCGAAGATTCAACCTTATAATAACGATTTCGCTCTTGTTCTCGACGACGTGCCTATCATGAAAGGCATCGTAACGTCGGCTGGTTTCGAGAGTGAAGAAAACTACGCTAGCGTCGCCTGTAAGGACTGGCTGCATTACCTCGAAAGACGGTTCTATCCGTTTGACCCGCTTAATCCTAATTACTTCCGTTGGGGCAATCCCCCGCGCGGATTAGCTTACGAGACTCCACCGACGGACGATAACGGTGTTCCTACCGGGCCTTGGGCCGATATTACAGATATCGTCGAAATTCTGTTGTCTCAAACATTGAGCGTACCGAACAGTCTACCGATAGTATGGAA